TTGAATGGTGGTAGGTCTTAATATTTTAAAAAAAAGAAACTTTTTAAGAAAAAAACAATAAAAAACTAAAAAAACTAAAAAAACTAAAAAAACTAAAAAAACTAAAAAAACTAAAAAAACTAAAAATAAAATAAAAAAAATTAAACATAACCTCCCCCCGAACATACTTTTTTTTTTAGAAAATAATAATTTTACTTTAACTTATCTAAGAAATTATATTTTTTATTTTTTTTAACAGTTGGTGTTAAATGGTTGAAAATACAATAAAATAATTTTACCGATAATATAAGTAAAATATAGAATACACAGAAGTAAATTAGTGCTGATTGAACATACCAATACATTTTATTAAAATATACTTCACATTTCATGTAAAATTTATATTCAATTTTTTTATATATAAAAATGGTTTATATAAATATATATAAATGGTCCCTATGTGGACGGGTATAGTTTTTGGATCTGCTTTTATTCTTGGAGCAATCCTTTTTTATTGTACAATGAGAGGTCAAACGTGTTATGAAGACCGTGATGTTCCTGTTATTCAAATTTCTCGTTAATATTTTATTAATTATTTTTAATATAATATTAAAAAATTTTCAATATAATATATATATGGTAAAGATCATTGATAATTCTGAATTGGAGGTTACTAAACTTAAAAATAGTATTAAATTTAACATAAAGAAAAGCAAATTTCAACCTTTTTATAAAACAATAAAGGATATTTTAGGGGTCAAAAATAATACAATTACGGCTAGAAATATTATTGGATTTAATGATTATATCAAGTCTGGTGTTTTTTTATACAAGCATGCAGACCAGATGTTTTTGAATTTATCTATGCAGATTAAAAAATTAGAAAAAGAGAATTTGGGTATGCTTTACTTAGATCCTACTGACATCTATTATATTGAAATAAATGAGAATCAGTTCTATTTTTTATTATTAAAAACAGATAAACTCCAGGTAATTAAAGATCAAAAATTAGAAATTGTTACACCAATGAAAGAAAAAAATGGTATGTTTTTCTCTCCAGAACTAAAAACTTTAAAAACATTCCCAGTAAATATTTCTTATAAAACTTGTTATTATTCATTGGCTATGTTGATAGTTAATAGTTTGAAGCCGGTAGCAAATGCAGATATAGAATTAAAGGATCACATAGAAAGTTTATATAAAACTCGACTTTATTGGGCATTGGAAAGATGTTTACACAAAAGTTATGAAAATAGAACTTTGTTGTATATTTAATTTCTAATAAGTTAGTATATATGTCAATCCATGTATTGAAAAGAAAGATGAATGAGAAAACAAAATTAACTAAGCAAAATCAATATGCCTCTTCAAGAGGTGAACCATTTGCTTTAAATGTTACAAATAGAGGAAGTATTCGCAGTAATCTAGGGTCTTCGTTAAAAAAAGACGGGACAGTAATTATGACTGGATGTTGTGGGGGAAATCAGGTCAGAAAACCTGCAAATTCTCAAAGTTATTTCAATTATCATAGAAGAAGTTTAGGTGGTTTAGGTAAGTTGGCAGCACGTGTTGTTACAGTAAGAAGTCCAACTGTTACCGGTAGCAGCACAGCGGTTAATGGTAGTACACATCAAATGGTTACATATAAAAGGGCTCCTGAGGTAGGCCAGTCACAATATGTAAAAGATAAAAAATCCAAGATAGTTCAATGTTATCATAATGAGGTACAATGTGATCCAAATACTAAGAAAGACAAGCCTTATGGTAGCAGTTTCTTACAAAGTTATCTTATGCCCCCCTGTCATAATAATTGTGGTAAGGGAAATATGACCACTACAAAAAATTTGGGATTTATGTCTAGTAGTGAGCATTTACAAAAGAAATTATCTTATAGAAAAAAGAAGGAGGGTCCTGAGGAAAAGTTGATGAATAATGCTAGTTGTACAGTCATAGAATAAAATTGAAAATATATTATTTTATTATTTTTAATAATATATTATTAAACATGGGAGAAGTTAAAGATCATTCACAAACTGTGTTTCCCAACATTGAACAGGCAATATGTAGTATAAACTATAGCGTTAATAATTATCTTATTTTCCTAAAAGTTAGCGATGAATTTGACGAATATTATAATGAAGAAGAGAAACAAAAACTTATTGGGTTTTATAAGGAGAGAATTAGTTTACATGAAAAATCAAAATATGTAGATTCAAATATGCTGTTTCCTAATAAATATAAAGATAGTGGGTTTGATTTGGCTGTACCGTGGCTAAATGAAGACGGTCTACAAAATTTAGGACCTTATTTTTATAATCCTTATGCAAAGAAATTATGTAATCTAAGAGTTCAGGTGGGTGTATATAAAGTAAATGATTGGGACGAATCAAAAAAAGTCCCATCTCCCTTTTATTTGTATGCTAGATCTAGTATTTATAAAACTCCTTTTATTTTAGCAAATAATGTGGGTATTATTGATAGCGGATATAGAGGCAATTTATGTGCTGCATTGTATAATCATGGTGCGAATGAGAATGTACTAAAAATGGGGAAAAGAATGGTACAAATTTGTATGCCCGATTTGTCTGGGGAATTTCATGTTCGTCTTGTAAATGAATTAGATGATACTTCTAGAGGTAGCGGAGGATTTGGTTCAACTGGTTAATAGTTTATTATTATATTTATTATAAATATAAATCTTACAATCTTTTAAGAAATTATAATATAAAATTTGATTTTTTTTAAATATTATTTTACAATCTTTGCATAAATAACAATCAAATTTATAGGTTTTGTGATTATTAGATATTGTTGTGATATGTGTTGTTAATGACGTTGGTATTTGACAATAAAAACATCCCTGTATCCATCCTTTTTTAGGTAAGTAAGATTTTTTAAATAATTCTATTGTTTCAATATCCATTATACCTTGTAATAATGTTTAGAAGTAAATTTAGAGATTTAAACTTTCTTAGATAATAATATTAATATATAATATAAATGCGTAGATCACGAAGAAGAACTAGAAAACGTAGTCGCAGACAAAGAGGAGGTTTCCTTGGTGCATTAAAATCCGGGCTGGTTAACGGACTTGCCGCGGTTGGTCTTACGAAAAAAGAAGAACCTGCCACAGCAATTCAGAGCACTCATGCTAGTGCCGAGTTTTCACCACATGAGCAGGTAGGTGGAAAAAGACGCAGAAGAAAATCTCGTAGAAGAAAATCTCGTAGAAGAAAATCTCGTAGAAGAAAATCTCGTAGAAGAAAATCTCGTCGCAAAGGACGCCGCAGAACTAAAAGACGGCGCTAAATAGTGCTCTTTTTTTAGTGCCTTTTTTGAAGATAATATATATAAATATATTATCTCAACGTATTAAAAATATTCACATTACTATATTAGTATGAATAGTTTAGACTTAGATTTATCAAACTATAGTATTGATGATTTAAAGGCTTTTTTAAATATTGACGCATTGACTTTTGATTATACTGACTTACAGAGAAGTATAAAAAAAAAGATTGCGCAAATTATGGGTATTCAAAGTTATCCTGATGGAGAGAAAAAAAAAATAATAAAATTTGTTAATCAGATAAATTTAAAACTTGTTGAGCAAATAAAGTTGGAAACTAAAATAAAAGAATATCATCAAAATCCTAGTTTGGAAATAAAAGATCCCATGACTAGTTATGAATTTCCTCCATATAAAAAAGAAAGTTCAAACCAACATCAAACAAAAAAAATAATTACACATCTTAGTATTGATACCAAATTTAGAAAAAATTATTTGTTTACTAAGAGCACTGATTTTTATATAGATTTGCCTATGGGTTTAAAAAATGTTCTTTCCATGAGGATGGAATCATTTGAGATAAATAATACAATTTACAATATTTCTAGTAAGCGCAAAACAAATAAAATGTATGTTAAAAAAACAACTGTTGGAAATACTGTAACTGAGGATACGATAGTTATTCCCGATGGTAATTATACTGCAGTAAGTCTGGCCAACTACTTAAATAATGGACCTTTAAATACAATAGGTGTTTATATATCGTTTAATGAAAGTACTCAAAAAACTAGATTTGTTGCTGTTGATATTGGAGGAGCGGTTGAAATAAATAGTAAATTGGTTATTCATTTTGATTATGAAGCAAAATGTGGTGCAAGCAATATTGATAAATCACAAGAACAATTTAAAACAAGTGGGGAGAGAAATTTAAATACAAGAATAAAAAATCCCAAAGATCCAATATGTAAACCATGTCCTCCAGGTAGTAATATAGAACCTGATGTGAGTAAGTTAGAAAAAAGAATAACAACAACTTCTCTGGGTTGGATTTTGGGATTTAGAAGGGAAAAATATTCAGGTTCTCATGAGCATATTAGCATTTGTTTGTATGATTTTAATGTTATAAAATACATGTTTTTATGTATTGATGATTTTCAAAAATCTATGCATGAAGTAGTAAAAATTGTATATGAGGATAGTTTTTTACAAAAAAATATATTATCTAGAATACCGGTGAATCCTAATGTAAATAATCAACTATTGATTTTCCATGAAACGGATACAGTAAGAAAACGAAACTATTTTGGTCCGGTTAATATTAAACGGTTGCATATACAATTAATAGACGAGTATGGTGAACTTGTGGATTTGAATGAGCAAGATTTCAGTTTCAATTTGGAGGTTGAGGTGCTGTATGAGAGGAATATTTATTAGATTATAAATATTATTTTATAAGTATCGAAAAATACTTATAAAATAGACTGCGTCTTCTATAATAGATCCATATTTACATAAATATTTATGTAATTACACGTTATGCACTTGCATAATATTGTGTCCATTCTCTAGCAGTCATATCATACGCAACTCTATTGTTTATATATTGCTTTGCAATATCTGGGACCAATGGATCATCTGGGTTTGGATTTGTTAACAATGAACATATGGATAGTAAAACTTTATCAATTGTAAGAGCCGGACTCCATTGGTCTTTCAATACATCCAAGCAGATTCCACCACCACTATTTACATTTGGATGATAAACCTTTGTTGAAAATGTAACTTTTGGTGGCTTAAATGGATAATTTTGTGGAAATACTATATTCAAATAAAATATACCACCTGCATATGGTGATGCGTCTGGTCCCATTATAGTTGCAGTCCAATTAAATATATCATCCTCATCTTCGGGTCCAGCACTGCAACATCTTGGTGGATCTTTTTTGATATTTTCCAATTCTTTCTTAATTCTTTTTGCAGAAGCCATTTATATTAGTTTAATTTCCCAAGATAGCTTTATGTTATTTTAGTTATTAAACTGATCCACTAGTTAATATTTACACATATGAATATTTAAAAACAACCAAATAATATAAGTAGATGAAACGGCGAAGAAGTAAAAATTCTTTTATTGCAAATGCTGGAAAAGATTTATTTAACGGTGTTTATTATGATTTAAACGACGATTGTTTTCAACAAAACAAAGGTATTAAATCTTTCATTTATAATTTATTTACAACCGATTATGACGATTTATTAGAAAGAAATAATTTACATCTGAAAAGATCGTCATATGCTTTACTTGCAGAGTTAAAAAATAAAGACATACCCGAATATGTTAATAATTCTATTTACAATATAATTTTGGATATTATCTATCATAAAGAAGGTATGCGGAAAAAAAAAGAAATGAAAAGAATGTTTCATTATTATTACGATTTGGTCAAACTTGCCTATAAGAATAATGACCACAATACCACATTAATTATAAAATGTGCACTGGATCATATTGTTATAAAACAACTAAAATTTAAAATATTAAAAAGTGAACAAAAACTTTTAAATAAATTTAAAGAAGAATATGGACAATTTATAGATTGTTATAAAAATCATGTAAAAAATATAATGAAAAATAAAGATAATTTGAAGGAATTTATACCATCTGCAATGGTACTGGATATGCATCTAAAAAAAAATAATATGTATACAAAGGCATTTAAAAGTATAGGAAAATATCCTGAAAATTTAATAAACCATCAATTTGAGTTAAATAATATTTCTAGACGTATAAAAGAGTATTATACCAATATGCCCAATGCTATTATTAATCTTTATACCGAAAATCCATTCGATCATTCATTTGTATATGCAACTAATAATAATCAAATGATCGGAGATTTATTAGATGCTACTAGAAATATACGTTAAACTATATCATGTCCGTTTTCAATTAATTTTGACTGTCTAACAATAGGTTTTGTAACTTTTAGTGGTGGGGAAGGAGGGGGTGTTGTCGGGAGATGAGGTAATTGTTTTGTTTTTTGATCAGCATCCATGCCAGGAGGATATTTCAATGGATAGTTTGTTTTCTTTTTTGTGTTATTTATATTTTTTGCGTTATTTATATTTTTAATTGCCGATTTAAATCTGGATTTACGTATTGGTATCGGATTTTTGAGGTTTTTAAATCTCTCCACTGCTCGTAGTTTTTTTGTTTGAGTATTTATAGTTAATTTTATATTATTTTGTTTGTCTTCCTTGTATAATGAAGTTTTATTGGGATTTTGTTTATTTTCTTCAATACATATTTTATTTTTACAACATGTATGATGTTTTTTAATAATTATATATATTATAATTGTCACAACTGATAATAGTATTATACTACTGACGCTTATTAATACTACATGTACTGGTTCCAAATTATTTGATTTATTGGTAATGTTAGTATTATTTGTCGAATTAAAAAATAAACTATTTTGTTCATGTGATTCTATAATTTCATTATTTATTATTATGGGTTCATGTGTATTTTCTGTAGGAGAAGGTGTATTTTCTGTAGGAGAAGGTGTATTTTCTGTAGGAGAAGGTGTATTTTCTGTAGGATACGATGTATTTTCTGTAGGAGAAGGTGTATTTTCTGTAGGAGAAGGTGTATTTTCTGTAGGAGAAGGTGTATTAACTATTACAGACTGATTATTCAATGTTAGATTTGTCAAATTTAATAAAGATGAATTGAAATTATGATCCGCTAATGATGGATCTAAAAATATTAGATTATTTAAATTTGGGCTTATAATACCTTCTGTACACATATGCAATGAAACTTTATAAAGAGTAACACCGTTTACATTATTATCCATTGTCCAAATATCTGTACATATTTTCTCTCCAAATGTTGGAAAATATAATAAAGACATTAGAAATGTAAAGACATTTTTAATCATTAATTATATTTAGTTGTATTTCCTAAGTTTATTTTTTAATTACTTAAGAGTATTATAATTAAATAGACAAAATAGAATATCAAAAAATAATAGTTTACGAGATGATGTTATCAAAATAAGGGATATTTTATGTAGTGTAGAGATTTAATAATATTAACGAAATGACCGGGCAACGCTGTAACCCACTCCTGTAGTTAAACCTCTACGTGCGTGTTTTTTATTACAAATGTCACCCGGTTCGATTACACCCGCACATAGACAAAATGGTAAACTTATTAGAGCAATAATAATAACAATATTCATAAACGATGAACATGTGACAGAGGTTTCACACATAGCAATCATAACGCCGACTGCCAGATCCATTATAATTTCACCAACAATATCATCGTCATCATCTTCTGCTCGGATGAATTTGGGAAAAATAGCAATGAAAATTGTAAAGATAAAGAATATTTTGATTGTAGTGTTTTTTGAAAACATTGTTAAGAATTGAGGATAATTACTGTAATTATTCAAATAATTATTTCAATTTTCTTCGTAATAAATTTATACTTAAAATATAATTGTATTTAACTTTATATGAGTAGTTTTGCAAAAATTGTAAGAAATTATGAACAAATTTACAGTTTGGGTAAAAAAATTATAAAACGTAAAAATTTAGTACGGTATGTCTCTCAGGACAAACTAGATGAAGAATTTAAAAAACAAGACCGGCTTATGGAAGAGTTTGGAGAATCAATAAAAAAAGCGTCATTAGAATGGGAAAAACATCAGTTGATCAAATAGTATTTGATTACATGACATTTTACAAGTATTTTTTATATTTTTTATATTTTTTTTATATTTTTTTTATATTTTTTTTATATTTTTTTTATATTTTTTTTAATTTAAAATCCATCGGAAGCAGGGATAGCATTGATAAATTCTTTTTGCATTGCTCGTTTGCGTTCCAAATAATTCATGCACTCTGGATTTGTAGTTAGAGTTTCGTTTTGAGGAGTGATAATATAAGTGATTTTATCATGAGGAATTGCGGTTGCAATACCATCACCAACAATTTTTAAGTAAGGCATCATTTCATCATATGAAATGATGCCTATCGAGTCTTCCTGTGCGAACATATAAAAGTCGGCTGGATCGACTATTTCGGTGGATTTTGTTTCACCTAGAGAATTTTTAATTTTCATTTTAACATTTTTAGTTGGTTTTTTAGTTTTAGAACTGAAGAGCGAATTTTTAGAAAACTTAAATTCAATATCCAAATTAAGTTCATTATCGCGATGATCTCTTCCAATACCGTCTACCCATGTGAGTTTCCCACCGGAACAAACTTCAATCGCTTGTTCCAAAATATCTGCTTTATCAAACCGATCTTTTCTTCCATTGCATTGATTTCCTAGTTGGTGAACTATTTGAAACCAACGTTTCCAATCAATGATTTTCGCGTAGCGGTTTGCAATTGTAATAGTGGTGTGAGTAATATTTGATGTCATTATTTGTATTTATTTAACTTTATTCTTTTGCCCATTTGTAATTCAATTTTTTTATTTTCCATCGACGGTGCTAAACTCTATAAGCGATGCAATACTCGAGACCATGTACGGATAATCAAATATCGAGAAATGGTATCGAGTTAGACACTGTTCACTTATACTTTTTCTTCTTCTTTTTTGATTTTCTTTTACGACTTTTTCTACGCGACTTTTTTCGACGCCTTGTCTTTACATTGCGGGCTCCCCCCTTTGTGTTACCAGGTCGTCCTTTTCCTTTTCCCTTCTTTTTCCTGGATTTTTTATTATTTGGTTTATTCTGTTGCACAGGTGTATTTGCCATTCTTGTTATATGAGCAGTTATTGAATGTCGCAAAGCCATATTTGGCGTTAGGGTTTTATTTTTTAATTTAGTATTTGTT